GAAATCAGGCAAACAAACATTACCGGTATCCAAAACATTTTTATCTCCACAGAAAATATAAAAGTTGGTATACCTACTGTACTGCTAATAGGGTTTGCTGTACACAAATAAAAACCCCCACCTTTTGAGTGGGGGCTAATTAGGCTAGAAGCTTGATTTATATTGCTTAGGCACCGGGCGAACCGTACATGCCGAGGGCATCAGAGAAGCCAAACGAATAACGCTCACGGGCTTTGTAACGTACGTTACCCGTGTCGAAATCACCGTCCATTCCTGTTGACATTGGCGTACGAACAAAATGCTTCATGCCGTTAGGAACGTCTGTCTTCAAGAACCAAGCATTCGTGTCGGTCAAGAAGTGGTTGATGGTGTAACCCTGTGGGATCGAACCATTGTTTTCGATAGCGTTGATGTCGTTGTCTGATGTGCCGACGCGGAGTTTTGTTTCCAACAAGCGGGTTGCAACGAATTGCAGTGCTGGAGGAACGATCAACTTCACGGGGCGGGCAGCGATCAACAAGCCACGCTCATCTGTCCAACCAGCGATCTGAATAACGGCGTTCTCGAGAGAAGTTTCGTTAAGATCGGCTGCGACAGCAGGAGTGTTGCTGTTAACACCACCAGACACGAGCGGGTGTGAGGCTGAGAACAATGCCACACCATCACCACCAATTGCGGTAGTGAAGCCGGTGTTTAACACGCCAGCAGCTTTAACCTGCTTGGTGTATGCCATAGCGCGAGCCAAAGCTTTGGTGTAACGAGCTGACAACGAGTCATAGAGGTTGTCCTCAATAGCTTCTTCTGTCAAGCTGAAACCCAAGGCGATGGTTTCGTGGTTATAGCGAGCGGTGAAAGCTTCCTGAGCGTTGTCATACGCAATGGCAGAACCTTCGTCCTTAACCGGTGCGGCTGAAAAGCCAGAGAGTTTCGTCTCTTCTTCGAATGAACGCTCAGAGGTCTCTGTATCGTAGATCTCTTTGTGCTCTTCTTGGTAGGTGGAATACTCCAAACCGAATAATGCGTTCAATCCGGGGAGGAGCTCTTTAAGTAGTTGTGCGCGTGAAATAGCCATTTATGTGCTCCTTAGACGCCAGTCGTGTTGTTGTACTGGTGGATGTTGATCTTGACGATCAGTTCCACAAACGCATCAGCGCCAGTAGCGGTTTCAGGGACCACGTCAACGACGCGAATAGGCAATGTAGCGGTTGTGTTAGCTGATGAACCTAAAACTGATACACCTGAGTTACCTGTGGCTGGGGTGCCAGCGCCTTGGACAACCGACATATTAGCGCCGATAACCGCACGAGCAACAGCAGTAACAGCACTTGAGCCGTCAGTGGAAACAACCTTAAATACTGCATTAGGGTCGTCAACAACGTAAGCAACAGCATCAGCAGCTACAGTACCGGTAGGCCAGTTTTGAGCAAACTGAACTTGCTTGGTGGTGGGGTTGGTGTATGAACAACCAACAAAAACACCGACGGGTGAACCCGCTGTGGTGCCAGTGAATTTTTCAACAACGCCGGTTGCGACAACAGAAACCAAATCACCGTAAAAGACATTAGCTGCATAACCTGACGCGATTTTGATTTGGCGCGTGGCACCAGCGTAAGGCATACCGTCTAAACGATTGATTGGCTTGAAGCCGTAAGCAGCGCTAACAGTAGGATAAGCCATTTGTTAACTCCAATTTAAATTTAAGAACCTTTTCCAAAGCTCGTCGTGGATTTACGCTCTGTAAATAGAGGCATCCGCGGGTCACTCTGGCGCATAAAGCTGTTATCTACCGACTGTGTCTGCTGGGTACTCTGGTTAGCGTAATAATCATTACGTTGCTTGACAAGTTCCGTCGGTGATTTACACAGCATTAGACCGCCAACCTCAATGTTTCCATTGTCACCGGATGTGCGATCTATAAATAATCTCATTTGTGGTTGCTCTTCGAGAGTTACTGGCTCCCAACCTTCCCGCATTTTGGTAGACACGTTCCGAGGATCGGCAGTGTTCAGCGTGGAAATACGCACCCAACGATAAGAGAAGCCTTCCTTTTTAATGGGTTCCGGGAGTAATTCCGGGGGTTTCCATTGTTGAGGACGCTCTGCTGTTTCGCGGTTTTGCACTTCACGAGGGATACGGTTTTCAGCCATTTTGGTTCTCCAGTTCAACCATTTTCTTAGCGTAAAGCTCAAGTGGTATTCCTAACCGCTTGGCTACGTTTTGTTGCGTTTTTGTCAGTCGAATTTTCTTCGGGGCTGACGTGCGTTGTGCCGAAGCTACAACGGATCTAGGGCGACTAGCCTTCGGTGCTTCTTCCGTTCCCACTTCGATATCATCAAAGCGGTCTGGGAATGCCTTCCTCATTGCGTTGTCGATTTTCTGATAATACTCAGAACTCTTCGTATAGCCTTCACCAAACTCACGCACTAACTTATTGTGCACTCCGTAGGCAAAGCCTGTCATATCTTCATCGCCGGGGCGTTCGAACCATTTATTGTTCTCGGCCCAACTAACAACCATCTCGTCCAACTGCGGTTGAGGTGCTTGCTTTTGTTCAGTATAGCCGGAATTTATCGGTTTTTGCAACTCGATAGGTTTAAAGCTATTAACCTGTTGCATTTCGAACTGCGCTTTGTACATTTCTTCTTGCGCGTTAACAGCGGCATCGGTGTCCCCTGCGTCCATAGCGGCTTTTAATTTGGCCCGTGCGTTGGCGATTGCAACTTCCGCCAGCGACTTAGACTTGTCGATATAGGCGTTCTGGCCCACGTTAACAAACTCTTGGAGCTTTTTGTTTTCGTCCGCCATAGCTTTAGCTGCGCGTTCGAGTTCCGCCATCTGACGTGATAACGCCTCTGCCTTACGCCGCTCGTCATGCCGTGCATGGGTTAACTCTTTTAGGCGCTTCTGCACCTTAGAGCTGTAGTCATTAAGCTCGTCTTCAGTGGGCTCCTCAATTTCTCGCCCAAGGGGTTTGCGGTTCCTGTCTTCTGGTGGCGTATCATCGATTACCTCGATTTGAGGCTTACCTTCTACCTCCTCATCAGTCTCAAGATCGAGCTCAAACTCTGGTGAGTCGGCGCTGCCTTCTTTCGATTCGTCTGGGAATTTAAATCCGTTAGCCATTATCTACTCCTTATTTGCGCTTGACGCCACGGGGGTCGTCTACAACCGCCTCGATAGAATCATCGTTGATGAGCCTGAATTCCTTGCCGTGGATAACCAGCCTAGAACCAGAGTTAGGGCGAACCAAAACAAAGTCGCCTTTCTTGCACCACGGCCCTGTCGGGAACCGCGTGGGATCGGTATAACAATCAGGACCAAGATCCACCACAAACAGCACGGTGGTTAACACTTCTTCGTAGTGCATGGTCTCGTCGGCTTTTAGAATGCCGCTTTCAAACGCTTTTTCCGTGTCAGGAATGGCGCATAAAATACGGTACCCTGAAGGTCTAGGCAACTGCTTGGCCTTCTCTTCCGGTGCTGCCGTTGTGTTTATTGAACCCACAACCTTGGGGTTTTTAGGGTCGGTCGCGAGGAGTATTTCACTCATCGTTTTGCTCCAAGTTTTGTTTAAGGTCTAAAAGATCGCGCTCTGTGTGTGCTAGACCTTCAATTACGCCACACAGCCGTTGGTACTCCTCATAGCTTCTGCAAGTGCCCGTGGACACCGCGTCAGCAATATCGTTCATGCGTTCACGAATTTTTTTGCGTAGAACGTCTAACTCATTCATTGTTTACTCCCCGAGTAATTTATTGCTGCGGTCTTTTGCGGACTTAACTGCGTCTTCTACTGTGCTATGCACGCTGGTCGGTGATATTTCACCCGCCTTAAGCATCTTAACTAACGCGTCTTCCGAATACTCTTTACCGTCGTGTATGCTGGGCACGTTCACCCACTTTCCGTTTATTGGTAAGGTAACAGACAATTCTGAAACATTTTTCCCTTCATCTGTCCTGTATACCGGACGGCCCGCCGTTGTTGTTTGATCTGTGCGGCTACCCACCGCACCCCCTCCGTTGAACCCTGTTGGTTGTTGCGTTTGTTGCATCTGGGCTTTGGCTTTAGCGATGTCAATACCCGCACGTAGTCCTTCTGCTTGTTGCTTGGCTTGTAGCTCGCCTTGCTTTACCCCCGCCTTCAAGACTTCTAACTGCTGCTGGGATTCGAGTTTGGCCTTGGATTGCGCAGTTTGTGCACCGATACGCATACCTTCTCGCTCCATCTCAAGCTCCATCTTCTCGCGCTCAAGTGCCAACTTGTCAGCCTGAGCCGAAGCGTCAACAATCATCTGCTTCTCTTTGATCTCAACTTCTTTCTGTTTGATCTGGAGTTCAGCTTGTTGCATCTGCACAATCGGATCCTGCTGGGTCTGGGCGTTTTGTTCTGCCTGAGCTTGAGCTTGGTGTTTGCCTAACAATTGGCCCGCCGCTTGTGCGGACAAACGAGACAACTCAACTTCGATCTCTTCTGGCAACTCGGCGTCAGGTGCAGGTAAGCTAACACCCATCTGTTCTTGGATCTTCGCTCTGTAGGCAAACGCAACGTGCTCTGTAATATGAGCTTGCGCGGCTTGCATAAGAACCTGCGCCTGTGGGTTCTGCCCCATCACCTGCATTAACACTGGGTCTTGCATAGCGGTCATGTGAACTTGGATGTGCGCCTCGTGGTCTTGGTAGATAAAGGCTTTTACCGGCTTGCCGTTCAGGATATTCATGTTCTCGCTGATTGGGTCGGTGGGCTTCTGGTCTTCATCTAGTGGGACTAACTCGTCCGCGTCCTTAATACTCAGCACGTCCAACATCTGTCGGTGTAACTTAGGCAGGTTGTAGATCTGTGGTGCCATCTGTGCAAGCTGGATAACCGCCTGATACTGCACAACCCGTTGCGCTAAGGTACTCGCATTAGGATCTGAGACCGGAATGATCTCGACCATGTTGTAGTCTTCGGCGCGGGCGTGTGCCTCACCATCTTTGGGGTCGTACTCATACGACTGAGGTGCGTGGTCTCGAATCAGTTTGGCTAAGAGCTTTAACTCCTGCTTCATCGAGAAGTGCATACGCGCCTGAACAGCCGACATCACCTTTAAGTTACGCTCAATCAACGCCAGCGTAGTACCCACTGGGGCGTTAGCCGACATATCCGACACTTTCATGTCAGGGCTAGCTGCGAATCGTCGTGCTTCTTCTGAAATGATCCCCAACAAAGTGAGCAATGTTTGCGACGGTTCTTTATAGGGCAGCGGCATGATGTTGTCACGCAGGGCGCCAGACGCTACATCCACATCCCTAAACTCGCCCGGTGAAATCGGTGTGTCATCGCCCTTAATACGTAAGCCTCGGGTCTTTAAACCACCGGGTAAGTTAGACAACGTACCCGCATCAACCAACTGACGTGTGATCGCTGTGGCTGACTTCGCTGAGTTACCAATCAAGTGCACCAGACCAAAGCCGTAAGACCCGAACCCCGGCACGTACTGGTAATGCACGAAGAACTGATTAGGCTGCTTGTATGTCGTGGTGGGTACAGGGTCGTAGTTTCGGCGGATAGCCAGCACAGTGCCCGACTCTTTAAGGATCGTAACCACGTATGGCAGTGGGATACCGGTGGCTTCGCCATCATCGTCTTTGTCCTCGAACCCGGGCAGGTCTAACTCAACGTGCATCTCAAGCAACAGAGGGCGATCATCGTATGTCGCGCTAAACCCAGTCTCGCTGTCCTTGGCTTTCTGGATAGAGTCGGCCTGCATCACAGCTACATCGGATACATCAATGTCGTCACGGTAAAAGCCTGACTCTTGTAGCTTCAATAGGTCTGACTTGCTCT